CCGCAAGTAACAGTAACGGACGCTGCAAAATATTCTAGCGCAGGGTTAACGCACGTAAACTATGCAATGCAGTTTTACGAAAGCAGCGAAACATCCAGCATTCAAATTAACGGTGAGTTCCCAGTGCAGGAAGAACGCGAAGCTCGCATCTTATTAGGTGCGTTATACTTGTTACGTGCTGCTACTAAAATGTTTTGGGGCAACGATGCGTATGCAGGTGCTCCACCGCCCCTAGTATTCTTAAATGGTTACGGCAAAGGATACCTTAGCAATGTACCCTGCGTGATAACTAACTTTACGCACACAATGCCCGAGGACAAAGATTACATTCCTTGCTATGGTACTCGTGTGCCAACAATGAGCACTATACAAATTCAGCTACAGCCAGTATACAGTCGAAACGCTTTGAGCAGCTTCACTGTCAAATCAGTTGCTAGTGGAGATAAACTTAACTTCCTATGAGCAAGAACGCAAATTATTCAAACACTAGTCCATACTATAACACTCCTATGTACGGGAAGTTTCTGGACTTGTCCTCGTTTAGAAAAATAACCAAACTATCTACTGATAAGCTGTACTCTATTGACAGATTTTATCACCTGCGCCCAGACATCCTAGCATACGACTTATATCAAACGCCGTCTTTATGGTGGGTGTTCGCTGCTAGGAATCCTAACTCGATTAAAGATCCACTATTTGACTTTGTTGCGGGTAACTTAATATATCTGCCAGATAAAACCACTCTCATTTCTGACCTCGGTCTATAAGGATCTACATGGCTGAAAATATCTTACACAGTTATGTAAACTGGACTTACAACATTCAGCTTTTTTCAATAACGTCTGCTGGATACAATGACATGCAAACGTCGCCAACTACTACACCAAGTGGTATGCGATTGCTTATGGCAAGTGGTGGTATACAAACTAACAGAAGTCCTAACTTTAAGGAAGATTTCTTCTTCAACAATCTTAAGTTCCATTCTGTAGTAGCACCAACTGAAAACACACAAAACACTAACTCATTGTCGTTTGAATTTTTACTCATTGAACCGATGGGAGTTACACTATTCAATCGGTTGATAGCTGAAGCTGGCGACCAAGGGTACCAAAAAGTAACAGACATGATCTATGTCTTGAAGATTGAATTCTTTGGATATACTGACGCTGGCGCAGTAACGAAGATCCCTGTAAAGGCTAAAATATTCCCGATCAAGATCAACGAGATGATAATGAAAATCTCGCATCGTGGGTCAGAGTATGCTTGCAAGGCGAGCCCAGCACCGCATATCACTACACTAGGCAAGGGGCTTGGATCTACCCCTGTAAAAATTGAAATCACTGCTAACAGTATTGGCGAAGCACTGTTAGCAGACATTAGAGTGCCACCACCGCCAACTGACGGACAAATGGTGTCTTACCCTAAGAGCCATCCGTCTGTAAACAGTTTTACAGGAGCGTTGAATCAATGGTTTAACGATCAGCTTGCGGATAAGCAAGTTACTGACACGGATTCTATCGTGTTCGAAATTCATCCTGACATCGCTAATGCAAAGTTTGTTACGGGCGAGGAAATTCAAAAGAGCGATAGGCACATGGAGCCTGCTGACGGGCAAGGCGGCAAACAACAAGGTACCACTACAAAAGTGGAGCCTAGCAAGTTCCCGCAAGTTGTAATGACGATTGCAGAAGGAACTGCGATCACAGAGGTAGTTAGTATGCTTGTTCGTAACAGTACGTTTATTACGGACCAGCTTAAAGATCCTGACCGTGGTCAAGGTGCCCCAGCGTCTGGGCCAATGAAATGGTTTAAGATTACTCCCCGCATGATTTATCAAGACTTTGATAAAACGACTAACCGTCTAATGCGTCAGCACATCTACCGCGTTATGCCGTATACGTTTTACAATGCAACTCACCGTTCGTACCCGTTTGCATCTAACCCTCCTGCTAAAAAGGAATATAACTACATTTTTACGGGTAAAAATAAAGACATTGTTAGCTTAGACTTAACGTTTGACACCGCGTATTACACATCGTTAACTACCAACGCAGCTAACCAAGAAGCTGGTAACTCCGCACAAAAGTCTGTTCGGTCCGAGGCACCTGAACGTGCTAAGACGATGGGCGATCAAGCTACAAACGACGGAACACAAGATTCGATAGACCCAAATATTGGCCAAGAAGTCGTTGGTGAAAAGAGCCAACAGGGTGACTCCCAAGGTGCTAACGCAGGCTTGTCAAGAAATACAAAGACAGACATTAGCCGTCAAATGCAGTCTCACGTCGTGTCAGGTGACATGCTAGACTTAAAACTAAAAATTGTTGGCGACCCAGATTGGATTGTGCAAGATGACGTTACATTTTGGAACACAAAGCCTGGCCAGGATGAAACCGAAAACGGTAGTATTTGCACAGACAACGGGCAGGTGTTCATTAAAGTACACTTTAGGTCGGCGGGCGACTACGATGAGAACGGAGTAGCAATGCCGGGCTCTGGTCCGTTCTCGGTTGGAGTATTCTCGGGGCTGTATGGTGTGCGAGCAGTCGACAATGAATTTTCAGGCGGCAAATTCTTTCAAACATTTGAAGCTGCTAGGTATCCGCTACAATCCTCAGTAACTGATAGTGGAGCAACTAGCAGTGGGTTTAACGGTGCAAGCGGTGGTTCAAGTGGTGTAGGCGGTTCAAGTAGTGGGTCAAGTGGTGGGTCAAGTGGTGCTGGTGATGCAGCCGCAGGCGCAGCTTCAGGCGGATCAAACATCCGAAAAGAAGATAACCAAGTTCCGGGCATTAGCCAAGTTGGCAAAGCATTGTTGCCAATAGCCAGTGCAGTGTCACCAGTAGCTGCGCTTTCATCTGCGAGTTTAGATGTAGCGTCAAAAGCAATGGGCGCAGTTGATTCAGCATTCAAAGCTCTAGGCCCAGTTGCAGCTAGTGCGGCATCAGCGTTATCTAGTTTACCAACCAAGCTTGGTATTGATGCATTACTAGGCGGAGCAACACGAAAAGTGGAAGTTGATGTTATGGGTGGCATCGGAAATGTAGTATCTAACGCTACACAAGACGTTAAAGATAAAACTCGAGTAGTAGCAACGACTGTAAATACGAACACCCCATATGCTGATGTGCCGAACAAGGTACAGTACATTCCACCAGACCCTTGAGAGACCATAAATGCCATCTAATGATAGAATATACGGTAAAGTACCGACACACGTAAACAAAGACAAAGCTTACGGGGTCAATAAAGATCCAGGTCCGTACATTGCCTTAGTTAAAAACAACGTAGACCCAACTCGTGCTGGCCGCCTACGTGTATTCGTCCCAGATTTTGGCGGATCTGAAACTCAAGAATCTCAATGGGTTACTGTAAGCTATGCGAGCCCGTTTATGGGTGCAACTCGCTGGCCACGGGCAAAGCAAGAGAAATCTGAGAAAAATACTTACGAACAAGTTAACCATGCTTACGGCATGTGGTTTACCCCACCAGACGTAGGCAATAGTGTAATGGTATTTTTCGTTGGCGGTGACATTAACCGTGGTTATTGGTTTGCTTGCGTAATGCCAGAACTAACCCATTACGAAATTCCAGGTTTAGCGGGATCAAAGTTTGACACTCGTGAAACTACTTTACACCCAGATCTAATAGATTGGCTACCAACACCGCCATACCCTGTTACGGAGTTTAACGAAGTTAACAAGTCGTTATGGGGGCAATGGTCAGAATTTTTGACTATTAAGAAACCACTACACGAAGACCAATGTATTCGTCTACTTAAAGAAGGGCTTGAGGACGACAAAATTCGTGGCGTTATAACTAGCTCGGGACAACGTGAAAGTCCGAGCCGTGTATTTGGTATTAGCACTCCTGGTCCAGAGGCACCAGACCCACGTATGCCTGACTTGAATAAAGTTGACGGACCACGTTATAGACTTGGTGGCCATACGTTTGTTATGGATGACGGTGACGAGAAAGGTGATAACAGACAAATCCGTATTCGTACTCATTTAGGTCATCACATCATGCTTAACGATACTCACGGGTTTGTGTATGTATCTAACGCAGAAGGTACTGCTTGGTTTGAAATGACTAAGGAAGGAAAGTTTCACTTTTACGGTAAGGATTCAATCAGCTTCCGTACAGAGAAAGACTTTAACGTACATGCAGATCGTGACATTAACTTCCACGCACAAGCCGAGATCAATGCGTATGCAGTAACTAACATCGTGCAAGAGACCCCAGGACAAATTACGTTACGTGCAGACGCAGAACTAAACATGTTTGGCGGTGCGGTTGGGTTAAAATCAGGAAGCAAGATTGGTATTCAATCTGACTCATTCACAAACATTAAGGTTGGTACATTCTTAAAAGTTTCAGCAGGTGGTAACCTTACACTTAAGACTGCCGCCGACTTAAATACTCAATCTGGTGGCACTACCACTCACTTAGCTGGCGGGGATATAATTGAAACTGCTCCGCAGATTCATATGAATGGACCAACTGCGCCCGCTGCGCCTGAAGCAAAAGCTTTTGAGAAGCCAGCACCGCTTGACCGTGGTTTCCATTATGACCCTACACCAGAAGGACCGTACGAAAAGATGAAGCCAATGTCTAAGAAGTTTGTGTCTATTAACCCAATTGTACCAACGCATGAGCCGTTTGGAGATCCAGCGGCTGCACCAAAACGGTCTACTTGCTCTGATGACGGAAACAACGCAGGCACAGTACCAGAGGGTCATACTCGTCCACATGCATTACCTACTATGCATGATAACAGTGTAATCTCTAAGTTAGGGTCATTATAATGCTTACGTTTACGCCGTTAACACGAGCCGACGTAGGAAACTGCCCTAGCGTAGCAATTGGTGTTTTATTTGAGAATGAAGTGTCAGCCGTAAAAGCTGCTATAGCCAAACTGTCAACTGCTGGAGTAGGAAAGTATGGGCTGAGCTATCCTGCCCTTACTAGCCACGGATATGTAAGTGAAGGAACTTGGCTTGGGTTGCATGGGTTTACAACTGTGCAGTCGTTCGAAGAATCAGAACATACACAAGAACAAGTAATGAACAAGCACCTAACGAACATTTATGCAGAGTTGTTGAAATTCGGGGTCATTGCCACTACAATGCCTGTCAGCGACTTAGTTGGATATATGGTCGCCGCTTACTTTATGGATGTAATGCCACTAGTCAAAGTTGTGCGTAACAAAGCAGCAACTTCCGAACAACTAGAGTTCTACATGCGTGTTGGAAGTCAAGCTTCCTCAGTAGCATAAATACAGATATGCCTTTATACAACGGATTCTCAACTATCAATCGTCAAAAGAAGTACAGGTTGGGTGACTTTGAGTTAGCCAAACAAGACCTCTTTAACCACTTGCGCATACGCAGGGGCGAGAAACTCATGAATCCAAATTTTGGGACTATCATTTGGGATATGCTGTACGAGCAGCTAACTGACGACACTAAACAAGCAATCATTGATGACCTTAACCGTGTTATCCAATACGACCCGCGCCTTGTTGCAGAGAGCCTTAACGTGTACGAATACGAGAACGGACTACAGATTGCAATGGAATTGCGCTATGTCGACACAGATCAAGTAGAATTTATCAAATACAATTTCGACCGCGACCAGCAACTATAATAACGCCACATAATTATCTAGAATAAATAGGTAAAACAGGTGTCTTTTATATGTCCACGTCAAGCCGTCAAAATAGTCTACTAGCAGCCGAAGATTGGAAGAAAATCTACCAGACCTTCCGCGAGGCTGACTTCCAATCCTATGACTTCGAAACTCTTCGCAAGTCAATGATCGATTACATCAAGCTGTACTATCCAGAAGATTTCAATGACTTCGTAGAATCAAGCGAATACATTGCGCTCATCGACCTTATCGCCTTCTTAGGACAATCACTTGCTTTCCGTACAGACTTAAATGCCCGCGAAAACTTTCTGGACACCGCAGAACGCCGCGACAGCATCTTAAAGCTTGCGCGACTAGTTGGCTACACACCTAAGCGTTCTACACCTGCCACGGGCTTACTAAAGATCAACTCAATTACAACGTCAGAACAAATTTTTGATTCTAACGGCGTTAACCTTTCTAACTTGCTGATTACTTGGAATGACGCAACAAACGACAATTGGAACGAACAATTCTCGAACGTTATCAATGCAACCCTAGTCAATAGCCAACTTTTTGGTAAGTCTGGTAACTCTCAGGTTATCAATAGCATTCGCACTGACGAGTACACGCTTAACTTACCAAGCAGTATTAACCCAGTGTTTGCATTTCAATCTTCGTTAAATGGATCAGCTGTGGACTTTGAAGTGGTTAGCGCGAGCAGCTTGGGTCAACCGTATGTATACGAAACAGATCCTAAAGCGACTGGCAAATTCAACTTACTATACCGTAACGACAACCAAGGCAATAGCAGTATCAACACTGGCTTCTTTATGTACTTCAAACAAGGTACAATGAAGAACATTGACTTCAACCTAAGTGAGTCTTTACCGAACCGTGTAGTGAATGTAAACTATAACAATGTCAACAATACAGACATTTGGCTTTATGACTTGGACTCTGACAGCAAAGAGGCAAACAAGTGGAGCATGGTTCCAGCGATTGCCGGGGTTAACGTCATTTACAACAAAACAACAGAGCGCAACTTATATCAAGTTACGACTCGCGCAGCCGACCAAGTTGACTTGGTGTTCGGCGATGGCTCATTCTCTAATGTACCACAGGGTGCATTCCGTTTATACTTCCGTGCTGGTAATAATCTTACATACAAGATTACACCAGACGAAATGCAAAACGTTACTATCTCTATGCAGTACGTTTCAAAGATTGGAAAAATTGAAACGATTACATTACGTGCATCATTGAACTACACAGTAACTAACGCAAGCGCCAACGAGTCCATGGACGACATCAGGCAGAAGGCTCCTCAACAATACTATACGCAAGGTCGTATGATTACGGGTGAGGATTACAACATTGTGCCTTACACCGCTTTCTCCAATGTACTTAAAGTTAAGGCAGTTAACCGCACAAGTAGCGGTATCAGCCGTTACCTTGACGTCAATGACGCAAGCGGCAAATACTCTAGTACAAACATTTTTGCACAAGACGGTTACTTGTATAAAGAGAAGGTACAACCATCGTTAAACTTCTCTTTTGTGTCAACGGCAAACATTCAACAAATCGTATATGATGACTTAACAGTTATCCTAAACTCCAGAGAACTACGCCACTTCTATTACGACAGCTTTACACGCTATGCAGTACCAGACGGAGTATGGCATAAGAGCACATTGACTTCAAACGGAACATCAGGGTATTTTTACTATGGTTCTGAACCAACGCATATTATGCAGTTAGGATACATTACAGACACGCCAGCAAAATACATTCGCCTCGGTGCTATCGTAAAGTTTGCTGCGCGAACT